ATGTTTTAAAAGAATTTAATAATCTACCTATACAGGCAGTATCATATATAGATTATAATTTTCATATTAAATACAATGGCACATATAAAGGAACTGATTTGTGGATAAGTCCTATATTTCATTTTAATTTTGGTTCAGCAACTACTGCATCTGAATGTCCAAAATTATTTAGTTTTAGTGCTTTAGGAGATGACCCACAGCACAATTTTCAAGCATTACAGCAGGTAGAAGGTACAGGTACTGAAAATGATGATATTACATATATACCAAATGAAATAGAATTTAGTGGAACAAATAGTGGTGATTATCCTTTTACTATTCCTAGTGAATTAAATCAATTTCAATTTGCTATTCCTGCAAAAACAACAAACATTGAAAATCCTAAATTTTCTATAAATACTGACCCACAACATACTCATGGATTTATAACAGAAGCCTTTGGTGCAGGTTATGTTGAATTTGTAGGATTTAAAAGTTTGACTTTGTGGAAAAATGCTATATTGCAAAACTTTAATGATTTTGATCTATATGCAAATGTAACAGGTAGAGTAGATAATGACACTTTAAGATATACTAGCACAACAGAATTACAAACATTCTCAGGTATGCAAGAAGGATTCCAACAACCTAAAGAACAATATCAAGTAGCACCTACAACACAAGCTAGAACATCAAGACCTTCTACAACTGCAAAAATACCTGCTAAACAAAGAAAAAGACCAACAAGAGGTGGTAGGGGTGGTGGATATTAATGGCTAATGTATTACTGCAATTTTGTGACTCACAGGGCAATCCTACAAACAATGTAGACCCTAGGGGTGATGTTTATGTTAAATGTGATGTTTCTACAACAAGTAATGCTACACAAGCAAAGCTAGAAGATATAGTTGCAAGAGAAAACACAAGTTATGTTTATGGTCAAGATACTATTTTCTTATCAAATCTTCAAATAACATTAGGATCAGGAAATACTAACTGCAACACAGATACAGGCTTTGATGATTGGAGTTTATATCAAGGAGAATATCAAGCAGGTGGAGATACTACAGGGTGGATGACTGATGGTTTCTTAAATGCAGATTTATTTAATATTGAGCCTTTTAATAATGGGCAAGATTATTATTATTTGCCAAATTATTTTACACTATTTACAGGTTTTAATGAATTATCTTCATTTTCATCAGGGAATACAATTTCAAATGATGGAATGATGATTCCACAAGGACATATAACAGCTTTAGAAAGAGCATCAGATGATAGCTTAGTATCTGTTTTAGTTAAGATAGAAAATACAAGATGGAATAATTTATTTACAGGAGATACAATTAATTTTTTAGCATCTAGTAATAATTGGATGGGAACAGATATTGATGGAACTTTGCCTGAAGTTCAAAATATAGTAGATACAATTACAGGTGGTGCATCTTGGGGAAATAACCCTTATGATAATTTAAGTAATATAGATTATGGTGATATAGTTGGAAGGCAGTTTGCTATGGGATTTGCTATGACTATAGGAGCAGCAGGTTCAAGCTCACCTATACAAGCATCAGGAGGTTTTTTAGGTAGATTCCATTTAGATTCAAACTTAACACCATATAGCACAGATAGTATTGCATTAGTTCCATATTTATATTTTGGTGATGAGTTTTCTCAGTCTTTTGATTTTTATGTAAACCAATCAAATGTCAATTTAGAATCATCTTCTGTAAATGTTGATGAGCAAGTAAGTGGTACTTTTACTTTTTCTGTAAATGATTTTATAGGTCAGGCAAGTGTTTATGTGTTTGATAATAGTGATATTGGAACACCTGAATATGCTTCTATACTTAGCTCTACATTAATTAATACAAGCTATAATGAAATAGATGATATGGCTAATTATGGAGTGGTTAATTTTGATGATGGTAGTGGGTTTGGTAAAACCATAGAAATAGCAGATAATCAATTAAATGAAGTTAATTTTACATATCAACCCACAGGTCAAATAGGTGCAGATAGTTTTACATTTTATATAGTATTACATTCTTTAACTGAAGATTATGTGCCTAATTCATATTTAGAACCCTTTGAACAATTAGAACCATACCAAAAGATTTTATTTGGTGGTAGTACAACCTTAGATGTTAATTATCAAGGATTTGAATTAACAGATGAAGAATATGTGCCTAGTGAGGTAGCAATAGAAAACCCATCAGATGTTATGTTTCATTTAGCAGAGCAAGAGCTTGGATATAATCAAGATGTTAATGTAGATAAGATAGTAAATGCAAGAAACAATCAATCTGATTTTAAATTAGGATTTTCAGTTAATGAAGAAATAGAAGGTAAAAACTTATTTCAAGAAATAGCACAATCATCTAAGTGTGTTCCTACCTTTAACAATGGTATGTTTTCATTTGCATATATACAGGATACTTATACAAAAACAGATGATTTAGATCCTACACTAACTATAAATGCTCAGGATGTAATTAAATACTCAGTATCAAGAACACCACTAGATAAAATATATACAAAAGTTCAAGTTCAATATAAATATGATTATGGATTAGATAATTATTTAGAAAGTGTTACTAGAAGTGCTTATAATGTTGAAGGTATTGCATACTCTCCTGAAGAAATTGTTATGGCAGAAACTTATGGAATAACAGGCAGATATGGTGATATTAGATTACTAGACCCAAACAATATGCCTAAGAAAAACTACTATGGTTTAAAGTTTGATAAAGACTCTAATAAGTTTGACCACCAAGACACTTTCTTAAGCATTGAAAATAAATATATTAGAGATGAGCAAACTGCTATAAAACTAGCAGAGCATTTAGTGTATTTACATATGAATGTGCATAATGTTATAGAACTAACATTGCCATTAAAATACTATAATTTAGAAATTGGCGATTTATGCGATTTTAATGAAATGATTTTAGGTAAAAAAATATATAGTGAAAGTTATGTTTTGTCAAGTCCTGATGATATGCCAATTAGATGTGGTCAATATATACTGCCGTTGTTTATGGTTACAGATATAGCCAAGTCTATTAAAAATGTAAGAATTAAATTAATACAAATGCACCATAATGCAGATTCTGATTTAGTTTGGGATAACTTTACATATCCTACTTATGCAAACCAAATTTCTGCTGATATTGTATCAGGAGATGTTGATGGGGATGGAGAGGTAACTGTTCTTGATATTATTCAAGTTGTCAGTCATATTACAGGAACACAATATTTGCCTTTTCTTCAATATGGAGATGCTAATAATGATGGTGATGTAAATGTAATAGATATTGTAAATATGGTAAATAGTATTGTAGGAGAATAATGGCACAAGAATTTAGAGATACATTAGGAATAAGACAATTAGCACCAGCTACAAATGTTGCAATAAGTTATGGAACAGGAACTGTAGAAATAGAATCTAATGGTGAGATAGCATTAATTGAAATTAATTATAATGGTGCTTTTAAAGGTGTAAATAGATTAGGTGCAGGTTGGACTATGAAAGCAGGTAAATCTAAGGTTATTATATTTAGTTTAGCACAATCAGAGATAACTAATGTATTGTTTGATTATATTGGAGAACTTGAAATAACATCTGCTAAATATGTTACTTGGGATGAACAATATAAAACAGCACAAGTTAATAATTTAAATAGAAATGATTGGATTCTTGCTAGAGGTAATTGGAACTCTGATGCAAGAAAATATGAAGAAATAGAAACACAAAAAATTATACATAAAACAGTTAGAAAGACTAGAATTTAGGAGATATAAATGGCAAAAAGAAGTGTAGGCAAACCAAGATTTTATGCACCATTAGACCAATACCTCAAAGCAAAAGGATACTATAGAGGAGCAAGAACAGGCAATATGACTGAGTTTGTGCAAGGCGAGGAAGTTTGGAATATGAACCCAACTCAACCTTTTCAATATACTTTAACAACATCTGATAATTCAGGACATTATTTTGAATTTTACATAAACACAGAACCTCCTGAAACTGATGACTATTCAGGTTTGCTTCCTGCTGCAAACAAAGAGTTGGAAATGCTGTTATCTAAAGCCCCAGAATCTAGTGATGAAAGCAAATCAGGGTTTTATGCAGCTTGTTTAGGTCATAAGTTTGCAGATAGAAATTTAAGTTTTTATGCACAATATTCAGGGGCTGATGGACAGGGAGATTTTGATGGAGCATCGTCAGGTGACTATACTAGCTTTATTAATTGTGGCGATTTTCTTACTCCTGTAGAATACAATGGCTACTCAATACAACATTTTAAAAATTTTGGAGCAAGTGCATATAGTGAAATGGCTTACACTATGTTTAGAATTACTGCCTCAAATCCTAGTGGAGTTTTAAATGAAGGTGAAACAGAATCAATGGGAGCTTTAAGCTGGGGAAGATGGTTTGAACCTGAGCACTCAGTAGATTTAGATGTTACGCTAATGACTAGCTATGAAGGAATAGAAGAGCAAACAACTATTGGTGGCTCATCTTTATCTAATATAAATTATCTTGGCAATCCTAATTGGGGAGATTTGCCTGCTTGGACATTGGAAAAGCAAGAGGGTAATGATTATAATATTGGCTCTCAGTCACCAAGGAGAACTTGGAGAATAAAATTGAGCTATTTGTCAGATACAAACATTTTTAACACAGCAACCAATGAAAATAAGTTTTTTACTTGGACTGATCCAGAGGAATTAGAAGGAGTTCCTGAATATCAATTTGACGCTTCTATGGCTAGCTTTATGGGATTAACTTTTAACGGGTCTCTTCCCTTTTTATTCAATCCTGACTCTAGTGCAGATAATAAAGAGTTTGCTATTTGTAAGATTGACCAAGACTCTATATCTTATAAACAAGTAGCTTTTAGAACTTGGGATGTTAGTTTTGTTATTAGAGAAGTTTGGTAATTAGTATCTTCTAGGGTCTTTAACTATAAAACCATATTCGGCTGCAAGCCTAATAATTTTATCTAATAACTCGCTAAACTCTTCAATATCAAGGTCTTTTGTAGATTTAACCTTAAACTTTTCTTTCATAACTTCGTGCATCTCATCTTCAGGATAACCTAAGTGCAATCCTATCTGTCTTATAATAGTTCTATAATAAGCGTTTTGTTGCGGAGAACGGGTCTTAGGGGCAGTTTTTAAATCAATCCATATATCGCCTTCAACCTCTCTTAAAAAGCGATTAAAACCGTCCCTATCGTGTAGTGTTAATTTACCCTCTTTAATTGTTCCTGTAAATTTCATAACTTTCTCCACTCGATTTTATCTAAAGGGCAAAAGTAGCACTCTTGACCAAAGTTATTATACCTTCTATCTTTTCTATGCTCAACGTACCAGTCGTTTTTTGTGGTTGTTCTCACTATAGCTACATGAGTTCTGTTTTTGTTTAAAAGCATGTAAGCATATGGTTTTGTTTTAGCTTGATCATACGAGTGTTTTGCGCAAACTATAAACTTACTTCCATGCTTCCAGTCTTCAGCGCAAGTAAAATCATAACCCAAACCTTTCACCTCAACTCTGTGCTTTTTATTGTTTTTATAAACTTCTAAATCTCCATCATCCCTACAACTTTTCCAATCTTTATGGGATTTTGCCTTTTGCATTGCGTTTATCTTAACGTCTAGCCCTAATTTATGCAAATATAAAGCTACGATAAAAACAGATTCCGTGCTATCGTCTAGATGGCTTAAAAACTTCTTGTGATTTTCTCTCATAATATCC